AAAGTCTAATAATTCATATCCTGTGCCACCTAATAAAAACTTATGCAAAACAGGTATGCCAGTACCATCAACGTCCATACGCATATAAGCTTCTGTTATGGTGATGTTTTTCATTGCAGGGTCTTGCTCATCTTCATCCGCAAAGTTTTCATCATACCCTTGCCGTGCCTGCACCTCTGCTTCTGTGATTTCTGAGCCGCTAGTTAAGCCATCAAGGTTAAAAACTGTGTCTGGGTCATAGCCCATTGCAATCACATCACCGGCACGCATATCAGTTCTGTGTGCTACAATGTACGCGTCCTCAATCGTTCTAGCATCTCGATTAACAAAAAATTCTTCTGGCGGTACGCTTTCTATGCATAGATCGCCCTTCATTTCTTTGCGGCTAAGTTTGACTGAAAATATTGGTGCCTCTACATCTACGCCAAACTCATCCATTTCCATACGCATTTCCATGCTTTGCTCTAGCACTTCAACGTCTGGATCGCTTGTAAGTAAGGTTAACTCATCTTCAGAAAGGTCTGATAATGTGTATATTTTTGCTGTTGGATAGTCTTTATAGTATGCCTTTATAATACCTTGCTTTTTCACAAGCGCATCATGGATTGCATCAGATAAAACACGGTAGCCATTTAATCGGTTGAACTCATGGTTGATAAAGTCTGTGGCTTGTTCTGCCATTGCAACATCTTCTGGGCCGTGAGGAACAAACTCAACTGCTTTGCTTGTAGACATAAACACACGCATAATTGATGGTTTTACGCTGCGCACAACATCTCTGACTTTGGTGGCTACAACCTTGCTTCTGCCATCTTCATAGCCAATGTCTACTTCGCCATCATAGTAGCGTTGTGCTTTTAGTCTTATTTCGCTTATTTCACTTTCAACAAAATCAACTGCGTTTTGCATAGCGTCTTGGACAATTGCAGATATTTCTTGTTCTGTTTTAGGTTGCATTTCCATTACTGCTGTTCCTGTTGTCTAGTTGTTTCTGCTGCAATTAATCTAAGCAAGGTTGAGGCTTCTGAGCCGAGTGCAGAATCTTCCCTTGCAAGTTTTCTAAGTTTGGTAAAATCTCCGGCTGTTGCAGAGTTAATTGCTTTTAATGCAACATTGCTCGTTAACATTCTTGTTCCTGTGAATAAACCACCACCAAGAGCCAAAGCGCCGCCGAAATCAAATATAGAACCCGCTAAAAAAGCAGTCATAATATTCGCCGGTGCACTGCCAGTAGCAACTGGACGCTGCTTAAACTTCTCAACAACCTGTGCAAGTTTATCTAATTCTGTTTTTACACTTGCAGGCGCGTTACCACTTAGCAAAACAGTCTTTGCTGAGTTATCCATTTTGTTCCAATTAGTAAGAAAATTTGCAGGGTTAAATTCTGCAAAATCAGTTGCATCAGGAGCACCACTGCGTTGCGGCGGTGTTTCTCCTAATTTTCTAATAATTGTTGCTGATACAGTAGACCATTGATCTTGTGGTAAACTTTTTTTCAACTGTAAAAGTTTTTTGGTACTACCCTTTGGGCTTGCTTCTAAAGTCATAGCCACAATGTCATTGTAAGCTTTTTTCTCAGTATCCGCTTTTAAAACATTCTTAAGTGCGTTTTCTATTCTTGATTGACCCGCACGATAATAATTATTTGCTCTAGTGTAAGCATTTAAAGCTTTTGGGCCTGCTGATCTTGCAGCAAGTTCTAAATCTTGGCTTAATGCACCATAAAGCTTTTTAAGCTGTCCTTGGTCTAAATCAGACATAACACCGCTAAAGGAACCTATGCTTTTTCCAATAGTTGAACGTAAGTCTTTAAGAGCTTCGTAGGGGAGAGCGTTTAGTGATCCATCTACTTCTAAATCTCTTAATATTTTAGCAAAAATAGGTTTTTTCAGAAACTTATCTATTTCTGGGTATTTACTAGCATTTTTTGTTATTTCTTCTAATACTGCAATGCTACGTGGCGCTGTCACAAAGCTGTTAAAGCCGATTTCACTATCAAGCTGATTATATAGTTTTGATGACTTTTCTTCAAATTTATTAACAAAACTTTCTGCGCCAGATTTCAGTGCTTCGCCTGCACCTTCTCTGGTTGTTGGCGTGCCTAATCTTTCGCTTGCCTGGGTAAAAGCATCACTCATTTGCGATACTGTACGGTCTTGCGCCCTATTTATATTGCCTGCTGAAAAAGGTGCATTTGCTAAAGTTGTTTCTAATACACCGGCAGTTCTATTATTCATGCTTAGTGTTGGGGTTATTCCTATATCTTTTGCAGCTTGTGCAGCAGCTTGCTTTTCGCTGATCGGAATTGCTCCACCGCGAACATTCGTAAAAGCTCCAACTTTTGTGTTTAGAACGCCCGGTTGCCTGACAGCCCTACTAACAGCAGAAGGAACACCTGCAAGCTCTGGCACCGCAACCTCTCCTAATAACATAAAATCTCTTGCAGCTTTACGTTCTTGTGTTCTATCACCACCAAACATATCGCCAAGCAAACCGGCTCCACCAGTATATGCTGCACCCAAGGTATTTAACGCCATAAGCCCAACGTCTTTAGCTCGATCTGCAATTGGCCGATCAAAACTACTTCTCTGGGCGATTGCACGCATATTTTGTCTGAAAGGCGCAGAAAATTCGGCAGCAGTGTCACCAAATTTGTTTGTTTCTTCCCTTAATGGCTCAACCACAGTATCAGGGGAGGGTAACATATTTTGTTGTGCAAACCTTTGATTGTCTCTTTTTCTTTTAGCTTTTGCTTGAAGTTGGAGAGCTTTTATTCTGGCTTTTAATTCTTCAGCCGTTGCCATTATCGACCCTCCGTAAATCTTCTATTTAATTCTTGGAGAGCGTCTAGGTCTAAATTATCTACATTAACATTAAGCAGCGCATCAAATGATAGCCCTCGTATATCTGAGGCAGTCATATTAGAAGATGTATTGGGGCTTTCAATTGTTTTACTTGTTTCTGTATTTAATACTTTTTCAGAACTATCAGAAATTTTTGCAGAATTTTCTGCGCTGTCAAGAGTGTCTAAAACATCGAAAAAATCGCCTATTTTCGGTATCTTTGACGCATCAAACCCTGCGAGGGTACCATTTTCACTAAAATGGTTAGCCATTTGAGTTTTTGCGGCATAAGCAGTTTTTAATTGGGCTAATAATCTATTTACACGTAGTAAGTTTTCTGACTCATCCAATGCAGGGTTAAATGCTCTTTTTACAAGTTTTTCACCTTCACGCTCTGTAAATTGACCGCCAAGAATTGCCTTTAAATTTCTTTGGACAACTTCCTCAACAGACTCTCTTATACTAATTGCTCTTTGACCGCTTTCGGTAAATGCTTTTGCAGCATCAGGAATTAAATTAAGAATTGGCCCAGATAGATTAAAACCGCTAGTATTAAGCTCATTAGCAACAGCACTTAACTGTTCAATTAACTTTTGTGAGTCGGCTTGTTCATTTGTTTGCCATTTAATTAGCTCAGTTGTATATTTTTTATCTAATTCTTTAACTGCGTCAGTTTTAGGCAAACCACCGGCTTGTTCACCACCCAACTGATTAGTGATATTAACGCTTGTGCCGCCTCGTGCCATCTGTAACAAATCGTTTGGCTGCATATCTGGGAATTGTTCACGTAAAAATGCAAAGTTTTTCATTAATGCAGTTGAGTTATCTGCACCGCCAGACATTCTTGCTCTCATTATTTGCTGTAACGCAGTAGGTGCAAGGGCAGGGTTGGCCTCAACTAAGGCACCTATTTCTGGATTGATATTCTTTATAAACGCAACTGTCTTGTTATTTGCTTCATTCTGTCGGCGTTGCTGTATCCTATTCGCTGCAAGTTGTTGCAACGCTTGTGTTTGCTGTGGATTGCCAGACAAACTCATCAAGGCAAGTGATAACTGATCTCTGGCGTTTAAGTCTTTGCCAGTAATTGCATCACCTATGCGGCCAAACCCACGCTGCATATTCTGGCCAAAGTTACCAAGCAATCCTGTTTGTTGAACCATGTTTGACTCCTAGAAAAATGGTAGCAACGCGCCTAGCGTTCCTAATATGCCGGGGTTGTTTGTTTGCGTCTGTGACTGCGGCACTGGCGTTGCACCTAATGCTGCAAGAGGCGCGGATAGGCTTTGCATTGGGCTATTTGAGTAGCCTGCAAAGTCACCTCTGGCAGCGTCAATAAGCTGTTGCTGAAGCATTTGCTGTAGCAAGCCTTGTTGCATCATATCTTGGTTAATCGTTCTGCCCATGTTGAACGCTTGGTTGCTTAGACCGCCTAACTGCCCGGCAAAGCCTGCACGCGCCGCACGATCTGCCATAGCGTTACTCATGGCGGTGTTGTAGCCCTGCATACGTAGTGGAGCGATTGCGTTTGCTGCCATGCGTCCATACTCTGCGTTGGTTACACCTTCAGCCACGCCTTGCCTCGACCCGCCAAACGCATTTGCTCTCGTTGCAGCCGCGCCCATGTTGTTGATCGTCATTTGCCTCTGGCGCTCAATATCGTTCTGCGTGTTGTCGATGACGTTTTGCGTGTATGGGTTCATGTACGCGCCAACGTTTAGCGGTTGAGACATAGCGCCTGCCACGCCACCCATAGCGCCTTGCAACCCTTGAGAGGCAGCCGTGTTTACGTTAAAGGGCGCAGGCTGTGGCGGTGTGTTAGGCGGGGGCATATTCGCTTGCGCTATTTGTGTGTTTACTGGCTGTACTTGACCGCCGCCTTTTGATCCTTGGCCTGCCATTATAATATCCTCTGTGTGTTACTCATCATCTACCGCCTATATTTCTGCCACCAACGCCTGTTTTTTGTTTGCGCTTTGCAAAAGCACCTTTGCCTTTTCTTGCATCTCTACGTCTCTTAGCGTCTTTTCTTGCTTTTTCTTTTGCCGCCGCTTCTTCTGCGGCCTTTGCCGCTGCCGCTGCTTCATTTGTTTGTAAAATGCCACCTTGATATGCAGTGTCATCAAAAGGCGTCACTAAGTTTGCTAATGTTTGTACTATACTGTTTTTGCCAGTGGGGTTATTACCAATCACGCCAGGGGCGGGGGAGCTAGTGTATCCCGCAGCGGCGGCTAACGCAGGGTCAACTTGACCTTGCCCATAACCAACAGAAACTGTGCTACCAAATCGATTAGTGGCAGTATTATTGTTGTTGGTGTTATCTGCGTATTGAGTAAAATCAGTTGCAGTAGCTGACGCTCCAACTGGAAAATCACTTGCGGAATAGATTGGGCTGTCTGTGTAAAAGCTAGGGTCTATGCCAAAAGCATCGTTTACAATTGCCAAACTTTCATCAGTTGGGTCAAGCACGCCAACGATTTGATTATTGCTTGCAACAAAAGGATCGTCGTAATTTATGTCTGGATTTAAAATTTGGTTATCTTGCACAAAGTTTCCAGTTTGATCCTCTATCGGTACCGTTGAAATAATTTCTGGCTCAAGGTTTACGCCTCCGCCACCGCCGCCGCCACCAGCACCGCCGCCACCACCAGCACCTCCAGCACCACCGCCGCCACCACCACCAGCACCACCGCCACCACCGCCGCCGCTAGTACCACCGCTAACAGCACTATTATCTTCTAGTAAAACTGGATTCATTGGGTCGTAAGCTCCGCTAAACGGATCGATGAACATGCTGTTTATCGCGTTAAATTGCCCAGGGCGTGCAGCCGCGAATTCGTTCATTGTTTGATTAAACAAAGGCGCAGCAGAGTACGCAGAAACGCCATTTGCAAACTGCGTTGGAGCACCCATGCCGCCGTAAATATCTGCGCCAGTTGGAGCGCCCAAACCAAAGGCATCAGCCGCTTGCGACGTATTGCCAAACGCCGACATTTGCATAGGTGTAAAAGCCGCGACGGTTGGCCCAAAGCTTTGAGGAACAAAACCGAGCTTACTTACAAAGTCTGCGCGTTGCAGATTGTTTCTTGCCGCATCTTCTATATAGTCTGGGATTTCAACGCTTGTAGATGATCCACCTTTACCCATTTATATCTCCTTCACGTAGCTCGTGTGCATTGGTTCCCATCCATGCTTTGCTAATGGTTTTTTCCACCCAAAACGGCCTGTCATATTCAATGCTGTGCATCCTTGCTGTTTTGCCCAACTTATTACATCGTCGTGCATGCTCAAAATTTCGGTGAGATCGCCGCCACCAAGAAAAATATTAAGCACCTTTTTCTTTGGGTATTTTATGATCTCAGTAACAAGGCAGCTTTTCTTGGCAGGCCACAATTGCATGGTGCCGTTATGCAAGCCCTCGTAAATATCAATTATGTCATGCGTACCGCCGCTATACTTTAGGGCTGCTTCTATGTGGGGTTTACATCGCTCGAACTCTGGATGCATCAAAACGCACCTCCAGTTAACGCGACACGCTTCCAAATATCAGTGCTACCGTCGTGAGAAGCAGTGCAAATGTAGATGTAATTCGTATCCCAACTGATAAGACCAGAAGTATCCCCAGACGCGCCAACGCTACTAGCAGGCACGGATTGCTTAACCACTACCTCTTTAAATGCACCAGATTGGCTCACAACTGGCTTAACGGTTGATCGGTTAAACATAAGGTAACCATCTTCCTTTGCTGTTTCATCGCCGACTTGCTGCACAATAGCTGATCTGGTTTGACCCAAGTACGTCATCAATCGCCTAGCCCAAGTTTGCCAATCATCGCCGTAGGGTTGCGGGGCTTGATACTGTGCGCTCATCTACGCCCACCAACAGCAACATCAACGCGATTAATCCCCACGCGCCAATCTGAAAGT